TCAATCGCATGTCCATGGGAAGCGCGATCCCTCTCAACTGCAAGTCTATTGCGAGCATTGAGAAGGATATCGCGCGCCCATTTGAGGCGGTTCTTTGCCTCAACTTCCATCACATTCCAGACTTGGCTTTGAATTTGCGAGGCGACTTATTGCTCTTCCCAGCAGCAGACAGCGCGATCGCGATCATCTGCTTTTGCGAGCGAGGAACCCCGCCTGCACCGCGAGCCTTGCCCTTCTTCTTATTATCCAATGCAAGTTCATGCATGTTCTTCGACACGTTACTTCCGAGCATGGTTTTAGTTTCCTTTCTGTTTATGGTTTACCGACGAAGACGTTAAATATGTTTGGAAAAACTTCAGACAAATATGAAGCGTATTGGCGCCCATCCTGGCCAACATAATAAACTGCGCTTGTCTCTGGAGAGTCATCAATGCAGGTAAACCAATTACCTGGAGCCACAACGCATCCGTCAATTTGAATGTATTGGTTTTCGTTAATTGTCATAGTGTGGCATTGGTGGCTTATTTGCTTTAATACAGAATGAAGGATTCTCGCATCGCCTGCAATCCTTAATGTCAAAATCGAGAATGTCACCACAATTCAGCATCACGGTAAAAATCTTGTTGTGGTCCATCCCATAATCTGTGACAAGGAACGCCAGCCCTTCACCCTTGGGAGTCATCACCCACATCTCTGGATTTAGCTGGAGCATCTTAAAACCTTTTAAAGTCTGCAATCGGAATCTGCACCACAGGTTCGTTGTCTCTTGGATTTCCAGAGTTGCGCGACATGTAGGATATCGGAAGCTTGCTGTCCTCCTTTATCTCGTAGAACCCCATCGCATCGGCCCACTCGACAACGTAGAATGTAGGAGCGAAAGCAGCGTATGCCTTTAGGGATATATACTTCTGGAGTGATAGGCACAGGGTCGAATACTTGTTAATCTCATTGCTTCGCTTCCTGGCATCAACCAGCGCGCATTTCTCTCCTCGCACAATCATCGCGTCGAACGTGTAAGCCTTGGGCATGAACCTTGGCTCACCATTACAATGCTTGGCGAATGCTTCCACAATTCGCTTCTCGTTCGCAATGTCCTGTTCGCTTTCGTGGAACCCGACTGGCTTTCTGTTCGGTGTAAGCATCAGTCTTTACCCCATAAAAAAGTTAGCAGTCCAAGACAGATTGATATCACACCAATAACTGCAAATGCCTGATCGGTTGTCATCGCCATGCTGGTCCAGTCAACCATGCTACAAGCACCCATCGCGTTCCCCATATCGGCGCCCTAGCGCGATGTTCTATATAAGATGGGAACCAGCATCCTGCGCCTTGCTCGCGCATAAACTGCCTGTTCTGTATATCTGCCTTAACCTGCAATCCTCCACCAAGGTACTCGCTAGGATCTGATAGGTTGACCACAGCAGTAAGTTTGCGGTCACTTCCAGTAAACGTGTCATAGTGCCACCAGAACTGCTGGAGTGGCGAGTACTTTAGGATTTGCAACTGCTGAATACCAGGAACGTCGAAGTTCCAATTCTCCTCGTTGATTGCCTTTGTCAGCTCAAGCATGATTCCATAAAGCCATTTGTAATGAGGCGAGAAAGGTATCCAGCAAGACGAGCATGTTCTGGAAAACGATATGCTGTGTCCGCCACCCTTCTTCATCACAGTAGCACGCTTCATGCCAATAACTTCTGCATCCTGGCGGATCATTGCGCATTGCGTTGAAGTAAGCACATACCGCTCGACAGCAGCAGTTAAAACCTTCTGGGCGTATTTCTTTTCGCTCATTTGATTATCTCGTCCTTTATTACGTTAAACATTCTGTATGCCATATAGAATCCAACCAACGCGATCATGATGATGATGGATATGCAAACACCCATGCAGCAAATAGCAAATATGATGCCCATGATATCGTTAAGCATTTGCCATCTCCTTCATCCTTCGAAGCAGGCTCCTATTGTCGATGTGAACTCCAGCAGCTCTGCACCAAAACCAAACGACTCCGTTCTTAAAGTCCTTCACAAGTTTTCTGACTTGCTGAATGTTCCGATACTCCTGGCAATCGTTTAGGCTTATGTCGTCCTTGTAGAAGTCCTCCTTAATCGTAAGACCATTTAGAACACCACGGCGCTGGAGCATGCGAACGTCGTCAATCGCCTGCTTGGCCACCTCACCAGCGAGCTGGCATAGTCTGTCGTCGTAATCGCCTTTGACAAAATGACTGGTCCTCATCGTCTCCTTCTCTTGCTGCGATTCATCTCGCACCACTTAGCGTATTCGTTCCAAAGGAATGCTGCATCCTGCGCCTCCTCCTTCGTTTCGAATATGTCGGTTAGAGGAGGTAGGCCATTAGCTGGCACAGCTCCCCATAGTCGAGGACCGATTACGTTCCCAGCCATTGTGTGGATGCGCCACTTACCAGCTTCCTTTACAACCTTCACAGGAGTCATCGTCCAAGCTCCTTTAACTTCGCATCGTCTGCCTTAACAAGTTCGATCATCTTATCCATGTCAGCAGACTGGCCTGCATAATGAATGCAGAATGCATCCTTGTACCTATCCAACCCAAAATGCGACTCAATGCTTGTCATGCAATTGTAGGCTGGGTCGAGCGGAGTAAGCTCCATGTTCCACAAATGCGCCTGTATGTTCATCCAAGTCTGCTCGCCAAAGTGGTTTGGATAACAACCAAACGGAGGGCATGAGAACAGTCCTAAGAACTTATTGCTAACTACGAACACACCCGTATTGACGTAGAATCTTGGCGTGATCTTTCCGCCAAATCCATTGGCCAGATCTACCATGCCATGCTTACGATCCAAAAAGGCACCCTCATCCAAGGCGCAGAAGAAATGCTGACTGCCATCCATGTCTGGTCCTCCAATGTCTTCACAGTCTTCCGTCACTAGCACGTCAGCATCAAAGAAAGTCACCTGCTCGTATCCACGCGCCAGCATGATGTTTCCGATCGCCAGCTTGGAGTACTGGACTGGTTCTGTGACTGGCTTTGTAATAGCCATAAAATCAATTGCGTACTTCTTTGCGTACGCCTCCATCCTTGGCTGCGTGATCTTGAGCAGCTCATGCCATTTGTCGCCGAATGCCTGCGTGACAACAGCGCGCTTCATTTCTTCTTCACCTCGGAAAGATCGCACCATGCTTCCAGCGGTAGCGCATCACCGCAGAACGCAATCTGCACTTCTGTTTTTGACTTTGGATCTATGGCAAAAAGCGCTGTTCCGCCATCAACTTTTTCAATCCTTGTTGCTTTCATTTCGTAATCTCTACCGTCGCGTATTTTGGTAGTCGAGCATTTTCGTAATCTTTTTCAGATTTAAAAAACAAATCCAATACAGGCAATTTGGTTGACCCGCTGGCCTTTCTCTGAATTACTGCCGTGCCAGTATCCACGACTACCCACTCCTGCGAGTACCCAACAATCTTGACCTTGCTCCACGCTGGGATGACCCTGTGATCCGTAGCGCAATGCCGTCCAGGTCTCAGGCGCACACCCTCACTAGACTGCATCTTGCTGGTGTAGTGGTCCTCTCCTGGCCAGTAGCCAGTCACTCGAACATTTATCTTCTTCTTTGGTTGCTCAATCTCGATTATGACATTTGCAGTCATAACCGTAGATGTTGTTATTAAAAAAACCGCAAGAGCTGTTTTCAGCACGATTTTGGATAGCTGTTGTTTCCGCTATGATCGCAGAACTTTTGGAAGCTTTCTGAATTGCCTCCATCCTCGCCTTCCTCTTCATCATCTCCTGTATTGTCTCCGTAATTCGAATAGAGCCATGGGCGGGGTTTGCTGAAAAACTCATCCCAATCTTTATCAATTTCTTCCTGTGTTTTATTCATAGTCTTGTTATTTCCTTTTTGATTTGTGCTAATACGAACAAGGATCTTACCAGCGCGCGCTCAAGATGGTCAACACTTGTTTCACCATTATTATCTGGACAAGGAGTGGATTTGTGAAGTTGCATCTGCGCTGTGGCAAGATGACGGATCGCGCGCGCAATATGGTAATCGTGGGTAGGTCGGTCCTTCTCCAGCCAATCTCCATATCCAGACTTATCTGATCCCTTACCCATCACGCGCCACACAATCTCTTGTGCAGCGTTTCCCATCTCTTGGATCGTAGGTGCTGTCATAACTTCATCCCTGGAGGTGTATATCCCTTAACCCATGCCCAGACCCGCAACAACGCGTTAAACGCTATTCCAGCCTGGTACAATTCATCCTCATCCCACACCCTGGTCATCAGCTTGGTTGGATCATTCGACGCCAGTACAATTGATACACACGCTGCTTTGGGATTCTCGCTGGCAATTCTGTAGGCCCAGAGCTGGGGACAGTCCGAGGTTTCATAGAAAGGCGAGTATTTGGGATTCACCTTGCGGTTTTTAAGATCGATGATTGCGTCACCAATTCCTTTCAGCTTAACATACGCATCGCATCGACCAGCATACCCAGCGCCAACCAGCGCCTTCTCGCACCAGTAGGTTTTCTCTACGTTTTCTTCAGCCCACTTCTTGAATGTTTCGATGTATGGCTTGAGGGGTTCATCCTGCGAATGAGGTCTTCCCAATAACACATGCTCCATCTGCTCATGCATGATGGTTCCGTGTTCGGCAGCCTTACCTGTCGATTCTTTGGAATCGCGGACGACACGCTTTGCGTAATCTTCGAGTTTTTCATCTTTTTCCTTTGGCAAGGTAAGGCAGGCCATGATTGCCTGCTCAATCTTCCAGCTTGTAAGTTGCGGTTTATCTAGGATGGATAGAATCGATGTGACGCTAGGGTAAAGAAGCATCTTCCTTGCATCTGCCACAGTAGTATTGCGAAAGTTTCCATTCTTTCCTAGAACAGTATGGGCGGATTGCCCATCTTCGGTATACCAATGACCGCTAGACTCGGTTTGAACAAGTCTAGCTGTCGAAGGCTCCTTACTTGTTAAAATAAGTGCCATACAATTTAGAACGGCACCGATTCGCCGTCACCATTCGTATCACCAGTCTTCACAGGAGATCCGCCAATATTGGCGAATTCCTTACTGGCGCGGACCTTGTCCTGCAACCACTCTGGCAGAGACATGAAAACATCGTTCTGCTTGTTTTCAATCTCGTAGAACACCTGCGAATTTACGGTCTCCGTAGGCGCTTTCATGTTCTTTGGCAGTTTGCTGATTGCATTGATCGCGCAGTATTGACGACCCTGCTGGGACGTCTTGTGCATCAGAGTCAAGAACGCTGCTTTACCAAGCAGATTCTTTAGGCTGAACGATGCCAGTTCCTTCGATGTGAAGGCAGCCCCGCGCCATGACTCAAGATGCTTGCGCAATGTTGCGCGCTCACCAAGAGAGCGGGTTACTTCAAGGCTAACCATCATCGGCTTGCTGACCTTTGTGGTTTTGCCATTCTCGACAACCTCGCCTTCGATGACCTGGTCTGGCAATTCAAAGGTAAGTCGCACTTTGGGGGACCACTTCTCCTCTCCGTCCCAATTCGTCTTCTGGTGACCAAGGTCTACCAGACTGACAAGCACGCCCATAGTGGGACCTGCTTCTGGGAGTTGTCGTTCTGTTGCTTTTGCCGATTCACTTAATGTTAGGCTCATTTATTTTCGTACCTTTCTTTTGTTTGTTGTTTTAGTTTCGGGTTGAAGTTGTACAAGCACGCTGAACAATCGTTCAGATGTTTGGGTTAAAAGTGGGTGTATCAGACTGCTGGACGTAACAGCCCCGCGCGACTGTTGTGTGTGTGAGTTGATTTTTGACATACTCGATACTGACATTGGCAGGCGCCACCTGTCTAGCTAATTCGCACACGCTATTTGCCGTGAGTATGACCAACCATTCCTTGCGCCCATTGCGCCGAAAGAATACCGCTGGGATCTTGCCAGCAGGACAATCACGCTTGGCCTGCTCCATCCACTCCTCTGGCTTGAGCGCTTGGCATCGCTTGCCCTCGATATGAAATGGGAAGTTTTCGCACACCACATCTCCAGATCCGCCTTCTGGGTTGCCTGCGTACTGCTGTGTACGCCTTGCTTTCTGCCAGCCCTGTTCGCGAAGATAGTTGGCCAGCTCTCGCTCGCCTGCTGCACCCTTTGCCCGACTATTTATTTTCCCCATATTACCTCCATTGTTATGTCTGTTTCAAAACCTCCTGTTAATGTCAAAACAGGGTTCTGGTCTTTGCACCGATCAATGAATTCATTAATCGCGCGGTTTGTTATCGTGAAGGTATTGTTTGGAGTTTCGCAACAAGCAGCTCCGCATACGAGATTAAGAAGTACGTTCTGTTGCCTTTGTTGAAGTTTTCCTATCCTAATCTTAATGTCCCCTGGCAACATCCACCTATTTCTAGGGATTGATGCTTATTTGGTCAACAACAAAATATTGTAATCAATTACGAGTATTGGCAATATCCATGTCACCGCAAAACTGCTGTATTAGCCCAAAGGGGCTAAGGCTATTCTTAACGTTTGGATTTGCGTTTAGCCACCGCACGGCCTCCTCATAAGACTCGCAGTCTTTCAGCGCTTCCTCCATGATATCCCAAGCTTCCTGGTGCGTCATAAGTTTTGGAACACCCTCCATCCCTGGCCCTGTGATGGACATAGTTTTGTGGTAAGTGATTTGCATTTTGCTACTGGCAAAAGCCAGAATAAATCGTCGCTCATCCCCCAGCATGCGACATAGTCAACCCCGCGAATCGGCCTTTTAGGAATGTTAAAACCATTTCCAATTGATGTCGTGAATCGATACTTTGTGCGCCCCTGCTCAATGGCCTGCGCTGTCTTAACCTGGATGCTGAAGTACTTCCCGCCCTTCTCTGCCACTAGGTCATATCCAGCAAAATCCTCGTAAGGCACAAGCACGTTGTACCCACAGCGGAGCAGCGCGCCAGTTACGCGAGCCACTCCGATTGCGCCTATTTGGCGTGATGATAATTTCATTGTTGACTCCAA